ATTGCAACGTTACTTGTGTGTCTCCAGTTTGTGATAAAAAGTCAGGAATAAATCTTCTGAGTTTCATAATATATTCACCATCACCTCTTAAATCAGGCATTCCTGTAGCCTGACCTGTAATACCTCTTCTTGCAGATATATCAAAATCTCCGGATTCAATATTAGAAGTAATTGAATTTGTTCCTGTAGCTAAAACTTCATCAGTTCCTGTTTCATGTTCAAAGTATATGGTGCTGCCATCAGTATTACCCACAACATCAAATGATGAATCATCAGATATATTATATTGTGTAGCATGAGGTAAACCAAATACGGAAGAGTCTACCCAAGTAGTTCTAGCTAAACTTCCAGTAGTCCAAATTGGTCTTTGTGGACTTGATTCAATATAGTTATAAGTAACACATCTATCCACTACTTCAGAACTTGAAGAACAATAGAACCAAGTTATTTCTCCAAACAAGTTATTTAAACCTGCATTAATTAATTGTGAAGCTGTGGTATTTAGATCGTTATAAACATAATCTTCTACTAAACAAGTCATTGATTCTAGATTACCAGAGTATTTAAAGAAACCATTTTCAGACATCCAATATGCACTACCATCAACTTCTAATGCTGCACTTTCACCAATCAATCCACAGTTAGTTCCAACTTGTGTAAAACCAAAAGTAAATGGTGCACCTACAAAACGCATTGTAAATAATGATGTATCAGACCAAACATAAATTGCATCTCTACCTCTAACAGCTCCTACAATTCTAGAACCGTCCGATAGTCTTTGTGTACCTGCAGTATTAACTGAAGTCGGTGCATATTCATTTATATTTTCTTGATCTGAAAATCTTATAAACATTAAATCTTGTGTAGTTGGATCACCAATAGTTGTTTCTGTTCCAAAAAATACTAAGTGTCTATCGGGAGTAGAAACTAACATATCTCGTGATGCAGTAGGTGCTCCTGAAATAATTGTTGCTCTTGTAGCAGTTGCTGCAGAAGGTTCAGAATCCCACTCAAAACAAGCACCATCATGAATTAATGCAATCACTTTTGAACCAAAGTTATCAATGGACCATTCACCTGGATCAACTACAAAATCTCCAGATGCAGCTTCACCCCATGCAATATAGTCCGATGAGTTTGTAACAGTCGCACCGCTTAAATGTGAAGATCTTGTAGAGTTTCTAACAGCTCTTACAATGCCTGTTAAATTATTTCCTGTAATACCTGTGTATGAAATTTCTTCGTTACCAACTTGAATATAATTTGTCCCCGAACTAGGAAATCCTGTAGTGTCAGTTAAAGTAATAGAAGTTCCAGAACCGCCAGTGCCAAATGCATCATCTAATAATGCTCCATTTAAAGTTGTAGTTTTAGGATTAGCGGCTGTTCCTCCATATTGTCCTAAACCAAAACCATAACCAGGTAATTGTTGAGCAGGACCTACTGTGTAATAAGCTTGTGATCTAATTCCTCCAGATAAAGTTGCTCCAGCACCAGTTTCAGCAGTTGGCATTGTAATAGTAATGGTTAATGCTGTAGGAGCAGAAGCAACCATAAATTTTTTATCATCAAAATCAGTTGCGGTATAATTTGATCCAGTTATTGTAGTGAAGTTATCTAAAAGAACAATATCTCCTTGATTCATTCCATGGGGTGTTGCATATGTAATTGTAACAGTTGTAGAACCATTTGTAGTTGAGAAAGCATTGGTTAAAGTTAAAGTCTGTCTAATTGGGTGAATGTCATAAAAAACACCTCCTGTATAAACATATAAAATTCTGTTAGTCCCTATTATAGAAAATTTAATCCCTGATTTATTAACGACATGATGCATGGCTCTTGCTGCACCAGTTAGTTTATTCTCACCTAATTGTGACCACCCACCTATTTTTTCAGGTGTACCATATCTAAAACGTACGTTATCCCCACCTACCCACTGCCCTTCGGCAGTAGTTTCAGTGATTTGTTTATTAAATCCTGGTTGAAAACCTATTTTCTGAAGCATAGCACCTCATTATATATCAATAATTTATTTTTGATATATGTTTTTTATCATAAAATCATAAAAACTTAAGTCTTTTGATACTGCTTTTTCCCATACTTTTTTTCTATTATCAAGTGCTTCTATTCTATCTTTCCAAAAATTATCATGTAAAGCTTCTTTATTTAATCCTGTTATCCATTTAATTGAATTTAAAGTTGTAGGAGGCCAGTTCATACCAGCAGATATAGCATGTGAGCCGCCGGTTTGATCATAAAAATATTGAAATGTTTTTTCACTTACATACTTGAATAAACCTCTAGTATTACTAGGATCTAATGTATACAGTTTTTCTTCCCATGTTTTGTTAAAATTATTTTTCCAATACTCAGTATCTGTTCTTTGAGTTAATGCATAATGTAAAGCTACAAACTCTGCAAAATTTTTAAAACTTGATTTACATTCAAATGTAAAATTGTCTTTGTCCCATTGAGATATATGTTCTCTTTCTAAGTTTCTTATTAATGCAAATAAAAATTCATGCACTGAATACAATCCATTACTTTCTAAAGGCTCAATAAACCCCGCAGATAAACCAATCGCAGCTACATTTTTTACCCATAGTCTTTTATGTATACCCACTCTCATTTTTACATTTTTAAAATCTAAATCTTCGGTTCCTAAATGTTTTTGTAATTGTTTTAAAGCAGTTTCATCATCTATAAATTTACTAGAATAAACATAACCTGTTCCTATTTTTGACCATAAAGGTATATTCCAAACCCAACCATTTTCTATGGCTGTGCAATTAGTATATGGAACTAATTCTTTTCTTTTATTTTTATAAGGTATTTTAGTTGCCCAGGCAGAATCATTAGGTAATAAATTAGAATAAGACTCAAAAGGTTCTTTTAAGGTTTCACCTAATAATAAAGATTTAAATCCAGTACAATCAATAAATAAATCTGCTTTGTGTTTTTTATTGAGTGATTTAATTCCATCTTCATTTTGTTCTATAGACTTTATATTTTCTTTTATATGTTTAACTCCTTGAGGAATACATAAATTATCTCTTAACCATATTGCAAATTTAGTTGCATCAAAATGATATGCTGTGTCTGTATTAAAGTTAAAAGGTTGAACCTTAAAATTATTATAAGATAATTTATTTTTATTTATAAAAGCCATTTGTGGAAACATACAATCAGCATAATCACTGTTAGATAATTTAGGATTCATAAATTTTTTATACCACCAATCATTTTCTCTAGTAATTGGTTGACCAAACGGATAATGAAAATATGTTCCTTTTTTATAAAAATCCTGAAACCGGATACTTAATTTGTATATACCATCAGTGGAAGATAAAAAATTTTGATCATGTATACCAACAAAATTTGTCCAATTTCTAATACCTCCTATTGTACTTTCACCAACACCTACAGTAGATATATCAGGAGATTCAATCACCGTTATTTTTTTGTTTGGAAAAGCCTTTATTAAAGTTGCAGCTGTCATCCAACCTGCAGAACCACCACCTACTATTGTTATGTTTTTCATTGCCACCAAAATATAATTGATTTTCTATCTTTCTTTTTCACTTGATTTAAACCATGCCATAATGAATATCCATTAAAAAATGTTAAATCTCCTTTTTTAGGTTTATACGAATTACTTGGTGTAATAAATTCACCACCTTCAAAATCATCATTTAAATAAATAATACTATTAATAGTTGTAAGTCTTCTACCATCTTTTTCAGGATCTTGATGTCTATGTAATCCCGAATGAGTTCCTACATTCCAATTTTGTAATTGTACTTGATCAATAATTAAATCCACATTTAATTGTTTTTTAAAAAATTTTTTAACTTTATTTATTAGTTTTTTATTGCTTGTAATATCTTTTGCTCTAACATCCCAATCATAACTACCTTCACCTAAATCATTTATTTGTTTAGCATAATGGTCACATAAATTATCATTAAAAAAATTATTAAATATATAAATACTTTCAGTTCCTTCTTTTAATTCTATCATTATATACCTTTAGGTAATCCAACATGAGGTCTTCCATCAAATATATTTTCTTGGTTTTTAGAATCATTATAATGTAAAAAAACTTGTACACAGTGATCACCTTCAAAAGGTTCTCTCCAATGTTCTAATTCACAACCTCTGTATATTAATAAATCTCCTGGAGCCAAATTTACTTTTTTCCCTTTTTGATTTTCTTTACCTGAAGGTTCAATATATATCGGCCATGGATCTCCACCTAAATTCATAGTGCAAGAAATAGCACATGAAGGCCTATCCTTATGTCTTTTTAATTCATTTCCTTTAATATATATTCTTGCGTAAGAATATGTTTCTACTAATTTAGTTTTAGTTTTTTCTTCCATTAATGGTTTTACCATTAATAATAAAGTTTCCATTGCTATATCTGCATAATGTGCATATGAATTAGATACCTGTTGATCACCGAATATACCAAAGGTTGTATCAAAAGGAGGTAAATATTTTTTATCTTGAAGAGTCTTAGCTACAGTTTTTTTAATCAAAAAATAATTATATACAAAATTAGCTACATCTTTTGGTATAGCATTTTTTATTACTAAATATTTTTTTGTTTTAAAGCTCATATCTTCTTAATTCTGGCACTACGTTTTTAACTGGTTCACCTGATTGAGCCCACACACTTTGAAAAAAAGTTATCAATGTTAATCTATCTTCATTACAGTCTTCTTCATAAAATTGATCAGCTCCATGTGGATGATTTGCATCAAATAAAATCATACGATTAAATCTAGATTGAAAAGAAAATATTTTTTCATATTTATCATTATTTTCTTTTACATGTTTTTTTTGATTTATTAACTTTGGATCTTGATTTAAATAGCCTTTTCTTTTTTTATCTTCATGAACTGCTGCTCTGTCAAATCCTTTATGTAAATATAAAGATGTTCCACATTTTTTATGATGACTTAAATATATAATACTTGTAAATTCTGATGGTTTATCATTATGAACCCAACCTACATTTTTATAAATATCTCCAGGTATTTTTTGAAAACTAGATGAAGCCATCCAACGTAAAGTTTCATATTCTTTTGGATATAATGAAACAATAATTTTTTTAGTAACAAAATTAAAAAAATCCATATCTATTTCATGTAATTGATCTGTTCTATATCCAGGCCAACGACCATCATCATTTGGATGAAATGTACAATTTTTACTAAACTCTAATATTTTTTCTGGATTAGTAAAAAAGTTATCAACCATTAAATTTGGGTATATCATATTAAAAATTAGGCACTGCTCTTATATTAAAATGAATAAATCTAAATGGATCTATACCTGCATCTACTAAAAACATGTGAGGTACATAAGACGGAAAAAACATCAACTTACCTGGCTCAGCTTGAAAATAAATTTCATAGACAGAATCCTGTGTAGCATTTGTAGAATCTTTTCTAGGTAATCCATTCATTAATGCTCCATATCTAGGATCTTGAAACATTGGTCCAGAAGTTCTTTCACTAGCTTTTAAAAAATAAAAACCAGATATATGTCCATTCCAATGAGTATGCATTGCATGATGACCACCACCTTTTTTAGCAAACTCTTGCACCCATAATTCTGTAAATGCAGTTCTATAATTTGTTAAATCATAACCCATTTCATCTAATAATTTAACAGCTATGTTTCCAGAGTAATCCATAAATTCCTTAAAATTAGCATCAGGTATTAAAGATTTTGAATGTGCAACTAAACCGAAGTCTCCTTTATTAACTTTATATTTTTTGTTTCTTTCAGTTATAGTAGGTTTAAGTAATTGCTGTGCTTCTTTTATATAAGAATCAGATGCTTTATCTAATTTTTTTAAAAATTGTGGAGCATCAATATACCATATGGGTGATGCAAAATAATATTCCTTTTTTAATTCTATCATTTAAATGGTTCTCCTAAATGCCAAGATACTAAACTGTACCTTGTTCCTTTTGTTACTGGGTTTACTTTATGATATACAAAAGATGGAAATACAATTATAGATCCTCTTGGCAATATCTCCTTACACTCTTGTACAATAGTTGGATCTGTTTGATCTCTAGGTTGAAATAATAATTCTCCACCTTTAAAATCTTCAGGCTCTACTAAAGAACATATAGCAGATAATTTTCTTATCTTACCATTAAAATTTATATCATCTTTTTTTTCATATACACCATCCCATGAATCTCTATGCCAATCATAAAATTGATTTTTCTTATATTTAGTAAATTGAAAATGTTCTGAATAATTCCATTGAAAATTCCAACCAGCATTTTTATTTGCTATGTTTAAATAAGGATGAATATATCTATATAACCATAAATCATTTAACCAAGTTATATTTGAATTTCTAATTTTCCTTCTAAAAGATTTTTTATCTTTTGCAAATTTTTCTCCTCCTATGGATCCTTCTTCTAATTTACTACTTAGACCTAATTTAATAATACTATCACAAACAGTATTATTTAATGCTTTTGTAAAATACCAATAATAATATTTACCATTCATACTAGTAAGATTGACAAGGTATTATAAAACTTATTCTTTCTTCTTTTTCTTCATTTTTAGTCATGAAAAAATTTAAATTACCATTAAAAATAATTATCTTATTTTTTTCCATAGGTACTTTCCAATTTAATAATCCTTTTCTATAATTTTCATATTCAATTACAACATCTCCTGATGTAGAATTAGCACAATAAATAACTATAAAGTCAGGTGATATAGCTAAATTAAATGGATTACAGTAATTTTTTTTATAACTACTTTCATTTAATTTATGAATTTTACCTGTTCCATTTAAAGGAACTAAAGTTTTTTCATATACAATTTTAAACTTGGATCTTGCATAATCCATAACCCAAGTAATATGTTTATGATTTCTCAAAGGCACATCATCATAAATTTCTTTAGGTGGATTTATTGTGTAATCTTTTATAATTTCTTCTTCAATTATTTTATTATCTACTTTAGATAAAGTAGGTAATGTATCTACACAAAGTATTGTTTCAGCTAATGTTCTTTTAATCATTTCTGTGTTCTTTATAACTTTTTATTTTAAAAAGTCAATTATTCAGAAACAGAAGGCTGAGGGGGTATGTATTTATTTTCTGGATTAGGATTTACGGTTACAGTAGTAGTTGCATAATCTGGAGCAACTAAATCCCATGTTTGATTAGTGTCATTCCAAATTTGTGCAGCTTCTACAGGATTTCCATCATCATCATGATCTGTATACTGACCTGGCCCTGTTCCATCACTATTCATTTCTAAATTATAATAAGTTGTTTTTGTAATAGGTGCTTCCCACTCTAAAGTAGTTTCATTTAATATCCAAGAATCAAAAGGTTTAGGAGCTATAAATGCATCTCTAGCTGCATCATACGTATCACCTATACCTGCAAATTTATTTCTAATTGTTGCATTATAAGAAGTTTGTTTCCAATTATCCCAACCATGAATAGATTGTAAGAAAGCAATTCCTGTTGCCTCATCTTCAACACCATTTAACATAGTGTCTTGATTGTTTACAACATGAACTCCTAAAACTGTATTGTCCGTATCTAATTTTGCAAAGTGTGCCATTATTGAAACTTATATCTGATTACTACTAAACCAGACCCTCCTGATCCGCCATTTCCGCCGCCACCGCCGCCTTTATTAGGGTCTCCATTTTGATGTCCTTGTGGTGTAGATGGCCAGAAAGGTGCTCCCGATGAGTCTCCTCCACCACCATATCCACCAGTACCACCGCCTTTTGGATATTGAGGTGTAGATGGCATAACACCACCACCGCCACCACCAGTAAATATTCTCATACCTGGAAATGGTGCATAAGTATCACCATAAGATGGTGCTGTTGGACCTAACCAAGAATTAATAATTCCATAACCATTTGATCCATTTCTACCGCTTCTTTGATAATCAGCAGGATTACAAGGAAATACAGGTGCAGGAACACCCGATCCAGTTCCTCTTGCAGAACCGCCACCTGCACCAGTTCCACCTTGTCCGCCGTGACAACCAGGCCAACCAATATAACCGTTTCCGCCATCTTTACCTTGAGGTGGATTTACAGGAGGAGTATTACCAGTTCCTCCAGCAGCAGCTGGACCTTGAGGTGAGGGATAATTTCCTCCCGAACCTCCGCCACCAGTTCCGCCATTTTTTCCTACACCATAACTTCCACTTGTTGATGATGGATTTGAACCACCACCTCCAGCAGTTGTTATTGTACTAAATATTGAATCTTCACCATTATTTTGAGATGATCCACCACCACCTACTTGAATAGGGTATGATTGAGCTGCAGCAGTAATTCCTGCTGGTGCACTTAAATCTTCAGGTTGACCAACTGGTGCAGGATTACATTGACCTAAATACATTCGAAGACCGCCTCCGCCGCCTCCTCCTGATCCCACTCCTGGACCTGCTGCTCCACCGCCGCCACTAATAACTAAATATTGAAGTTCATCAGAACCTGCAGCATTACCTGCACATGTTACAGTGAAAGTTGAATCGGCTGTAAAGAAATGAATTTTATAGTCGCCATCAGTTACAATAGTTCCACCGGTTGCAGCAATAAATTTTGGACTTACTCCTGCAAAACCAAAACCTCTTCCGCTTCCGCCGCCTCTTGAACCTAAAATTGGCATCTTTCTATAATCCTCCTATTATGCAAACTGTGTTTGCGATGCTAAAACTGTAAATGTAGCTGCTCCTGTTTTAATAACTGTGTATGTATAAATATCAAGAGAGTTAGTATTTCCTGCAGAAGGAGCTGCCCCACCTTGCCATTCTGGTGTAACTGATACACCATCAATCTGTACAGCTGAATTGTAATATGCAGTTCCACCTTGTTTTACAATGTGAGCTACTGTTAAAGATTCTCCTGTGTCCATAATACTATCTAAACTATTAGAACCATCACCTCTAATATTTAATGTCCAGTTTCCTGAAGCATCTGTAGTAAAATTCCAAACTGCTTGTGTAATAACATCGTAGTTAACAGTTCCTGTAGCTGCTGTTGCTTCTGTTGTAACTTTTTCAGCTAATTGTTGTATTTTACCTGCACCTAAAACAACTCTTCCAATTCCTTTTGGAGTTATGTTTAAATCTACATTACTATCAGTACCAGTTGCAGATAAACTAGGACCATTGCCTGTTGCAGCATTAGTAACTGATAATTCATTTACTGCAGAAGCCGTTGTAGCAAATTTAATTTGTTCGTTAGTGTTTTCATCTCCAATAAAATTAGTATTATCAATTAAAATATTGTTTCCATTACCATCTAAGTTACCACCTAGTTGTGGTGTAGTATCATCTACAACATCAGCTATACCTGTATCAATAGCAGCAATGTCTGGATTAGTTCCATCATTAGCTGTTGCAAAAATTAATTTATCACCTTTATTTGTTGCTGAAAAAGTAAAAGTAGTACCTGAACCTGTTGCATATTTAAACTGAACAGTGAAAGCACCTGAAGTTGAATTTCTTAAAAAATAAAAAGTTTGGACATCATTTGGAATAGTTACTATTTGATTTCCAGTAATCGTACCTGTGAACTCAATCATTCTGTGTGCAGCAGTTGCACCAGTAGCTCCATCAGAGATAGTTAAAGCTGTTGTTTGTGCTCCACCAGCAATTGATTGTTGAGTAAAGCCACCTAGAATTTGTTCAATAAGTTCTAAATTTGTATTAGTTTTTGTTCCCCAAGTTCCAGCATTTTCACCAGTTGCTTGAAGCTCGATACCTAAATTAGTATAAGTTGATGCCATAATTTTTTCTCCTATGCAGCGTCAGTATATATTGTATTTGATCCTGTTGCAACATCTGTATACGATGAATTTGAACCAGTGTCAACAGGTTCGTAAGCCTGTATTCCAAACCCATTTGAAGTGCCCATTATCGCTACAGAAGCAGTTGATTGTTGACCTTCTAATATAGCTGTAAAGTTTATGATATTAGAAATACTGCCTACATTTGTAGTAGAACTAACTCCAGATATACCCATTACATCTGCAGGGTTTAATGTTCCTGTAGAACTAGTTAATTGTATACCTACTAAATCAACAATTGGATTTGTAGAAATTTCTACAGAACCTTCAGATACTGTTGTACTAACTCCAGATATACCCATTACATCTGCAGGGTTTAATGTGCCTGTAGATGTAGTTGCAGATTGTCCAGTTATACCTACTACGTCAGCAGGAGATAAAGAGCCAACAGATGTAGTTGTTTCTTGACCAGTAATTGTTCCTGCAAAATCAATAACAATGTCTAAGGAACCTGTTGTAGAAGTTGAAGAAACTCCTGTAACTCCCATTACATCTGCAGGGTTTAATACTCCTGTTGATCCTGTTGCTTGTTGACCATTTAAAATTAATGCAGAATCATTAGCTGCGCCCCAGGCTTCTTCACCCCAACCATCACGGCCCCAACCAACTTCGTTATAAGCTTCTAATGATCCAACGTTTGATGTAATTGATAAACCAGTGATAGGTACAGTTTGTGAACTGTCTCCCCAATCTTCAAATCCCCAAGTATCTCTACCCCAACCTTGTTCAGGAAAAGTTATTAAACTTCCAACATTTGATGTAAGTGAAACACCTGTTAAAAGTACAGTTTCATCTTGAAGATTACCCCAAGCACCATCATTCCAAGATTTGGCACCCCAACCTGATGTAATAGGATCAGTAGTTCCCCAAAGATCTGTGCCCCAGGTAGTTCCGGTTTCATTCCAGGTGTTTGCCATAAGGAAAGCCTCCTTATGCTATACGAATTATTGCGTTGCTTGCGTCTGCTGTTGGAAATTGAATTGTAAAAGTTCCAGTTGTTACAGTTTTGTCAGAACCAAATGCAATTGCACAAACTGCTTTATTAGATTTTGATGAATTATAAATTAAACATCCATTTGCAGTAAATGAAGCAGATGTCCAAGAAATATCGTTAAAGTCACAAACTGCTGTAGAAGAATCTAAAACAGGAGTTGTGCTTGTTAAGTTTTCACCACCTGCTGTGTAAGCACTTCCTGCATCATTTGTAATTTCGTTAGTTGAACTGTAAGCAGTTGTTGCTGCACCTAAAGTTGCTGAACTTGTATAAAGAGCAAGTTTAAATGTATCACCTGTTGATGAAGTGAAATCATGTGTTGCAACTAAAATTTCTTGTTTGAAACTGTTACAAATTGCCGATGTTATTGCCATATTTTTTTTCTCCTATTACGGTGACGGTGAAGGAACTGGAATACGAACAGTACCATCTGTGTAGTCGTCCCTTTTACGTCTACCAAGTTGCTCTGCAGCAAACTTCTCAACTTCCTGTTTATACTTAT